CCGATGGTGTTGGTGCTAATGGTAATCCTTTAAGTGATTTTTCAAATTCTGGATTAGATCAGGATTTTGTCCCAAGAGGTGCTTTTCCACTTAGTAATCTTTTTGTTGTTTATGTTCCTGCTACTGGTTCTGCTTCTGTTTTAACTTATGGTAGTTCTGATCAATCTGTTGCTAATGGTGAAAAACTTTTAGTTTACATTAGTACAAGATTAGTTGAACCTATTTTAGGTCTTTCACCTATTAGTAGTTTAGAGGGTTTTGAAAGTAATAAGGCAGGGTTTTATGGTCTTAATACTCTTAACTTAAACTTTACTATTGATAATACTTGTTCTCGTGTTTGGTCTTCTTCTACTGGTGCTATTACTGGTATTCAACTTGGTTGGGTTAATATTCCTACTGGTATTACTGGTTTTTCTGCTGTTTCTACTGGTTTTAATAATACTCAAATTAATTTAGAGTTTTTAAGTCCAACTGCTTCCCAAGTTGCTAAAATGACATCTAGTAAAAATGTATTACCATACTATGACTATTCTTACTATGTTTCACCATTTAATGGTATTTCACCTGTTGAAACACAAGGGCAAACATTTGATGTTACTTTTCCAACCGTTCAACTTTCCAATATTCCTGACTATTTAGTAATTGCTGTTCGTAAACAAATGTCTTCTCAAAATTGGAATGATACGGCAAGTTTCTGTTCAATTAGTAAAGTCACTATTAATTTCAACAACGCTTCGGGTTTGCTGTCGTCTGCTTCACCAACGCAGTTGTTTGAACTTTCAAAAAAAAATAACTCAAATCAAACTTATTATGAATGGAATGGAAAAGCATCTCAATTATATACACCAGCAAGTGCTACCAATACTGTTACTAATGGATATGTTAAAACTATTCCAACTACTGGATCTGTTTTAGTCGTTTCCGCAAGTGATTTATCACTGCCTATGTGGGCTTCCGCCTTAAAATATACTGACCAAAATATATGGGGCGTAAATGTCTATCCAAAAGATAGGCAAGTACCTTGCTTTTAAAAAGCAAGGTGCGACATTTCCAAACTGCGGGGACATCTCGTTAGGTTTACACTACTAAACTATAATAGAAATATTATAGTGGTTTATGTTAATCACATAAAGTATAGTAATAATGTGTAAAATAGAGACAATCCGCATCCAAGATCCTAAACTCGTTATGATAAGAGCATGGATAAGGTTCAACGACTAAATGGTAATGGACATGATGGGTCTAATCAACCCAAATGATTGTTTAAGATATAGTCTAATCCCAGCCGTGAGGTTGACTACCCCATTTAAAAAGGTAGTGATGGCGATATGAGTAAATGCTTATCGTGTATTCATCGGTATAAATGCTAGTTTAGGTCAATTCCAAGTTTTAATTACTGTTACTTGTACATGGAATAACCCAGTTCCTGATGGACAAAAAATACCAGTTGAGGGTATTTTACTTACACCATCATCAGGTATTTTTGAAACTAATAGTGGTACTTCTTCTGCTTTCGTTGGTGTTCTTACCAAAGAGGCAACTTTAAGAGCAAAGGAAACTGAACATTCTGTAATGGGTTCTGCTGAATGGCGTAGACTTGTTGGAGGTAAGGGACTTGGTGCTATGGGTGTTGCTCATGTTGGTTCTCACATTAAACATCAACTTATACCAAAAGTTGTTGATAAACTTAAATCAAAATTACCATCAAGTTTTTTAGAAAGACCAGCAGTTCAACGAGGAGCAGAAAGAATTAGAAATCGTCTCTCATCTATGTAAACCTAAAATAATCTAAAATTGTATAATATTAAAATATAAAATCTAATATTATATTAATAATGTCTTTTAATACTACTGGAATTGGTGAAAGTGTATGTTCTATTGTTGAAAAAGGTAGTAGAATTAAAAACCCACCTATCATATATTTAGACGATAATGAAGATGGGTTGAACTGTTTTACTGAAATTAGGGCAAGTCAATTAAGAAACGCAAGTTTAGAAATGATACCTAATTTATCCAAAGAAAGAGATGTATGTTTTGTTACTGGTAAATCAGGTTCAGGTAAATCTATTTATTGTGCTAATTATTGTAGACAATATCATAAATATTTTCCAAAAAATCCTATTTGGTTATTTACCACTATGGATGCTGACCCTGCTTTTGATTGTTTGAAATATATTAAAAGATACACATTAGATGATGATTTTTTACAAGAGGAGTTTACTATTAATGATTTTGCTAATACTTTATGTGTTTTTGATGATTATGACACTATTTTAAATGAGGGTATTAAGAAAAAATTGAAAGGTGTTTTAGATATGATTTTACAAACTGGTCGTAAACCGCATGTATCTTGTCTTATCACATCTCATTTACCATGTGATGGTAAGAATACTAAATTAGTCTTGTATGAAAGTACAAGTATTACTTTTTTCTTGCGTGGTATGGGTGAGCAAACATTAACATATTTGTTAAAAGAATATCTCGGTTTATCCAAAGAACAAATTAAAAAAATAAAAAGTCTTAAATCTCGTGCTGTCACTATTCTTAAAATGTATCCACAAGTTGTATTAGCAGAAAAAGACCTATTTTTATTGTAATATATTTAATTAGTTTACCTAAATATATTATTTATTTCTTGGTTTTTTTACCTTTACCTGAACCAGTAAGTTTGGACTTTACCGCCTTAATTTTACTTTCGGCATTCTTAATAGCAGTCTTTGCTTGTTCTATGTGTGCTTTTGCTGTTTGGATTTTTTTTAGATGTTCCATGTTTATATATATTGAAAATATTTTATTTTTTCATTAAATCATTTCAACAAGTAAAATATCATAAGGTTTACCAGTATTTGATTTTAATTTTTTCCATATTTCTCTATATTGTTCAGGTTTATGGTTTAACAAAAACATTTGAACAAAGTTTAATACCCATCTACCACATGTGTTTACATCATCATGTAAAGATTGATACTTTTTTTTATTGTAGTCAATACTACCCCCTTGCTTTTTTGTTTCTTTTACTAGTCTTGATAAATCTCTATCATTTTCTCCTAATATTCGTCTCATCATCTCAGGAATATATTTTAATTCACCATCTATTTTTGTTCCATAACTATCAAACCAATAAAAATTATTACCATCTCTTGTTATACAACACCAGTGACCAGTATTCGGTTTAAACTCGGTTAGAATTATAGCATAATCTTTGTTTTGAGGTAATAGATCATATAAATCTCTATATTGTTTTAAATCTTTATATTCCATTATTTTTGGTTCTTTCAATAACCGTTTAAAATCATCATCGCTTAACATTTGTTTTAGTCTTGTTTCATAAAAGTTCATCATTTGTTGTTTTATGTAGTCTGTCATTTATATTATATTATTATATTTTTTTTGAATTAAAATAATCTAATTTTTTTATATTTAGTAATAATATAGAATGTACGACCGTGAAAAATATTTAAATCAATATCATAATGAAACTGAAAACCAGTATATAGTTTACATCATCAAAATACAAGACAAAAATATATGGAAGATTGGTAAGACAAATAAACTAAAATATAGATTGATAAACCTTAAACAATCTTTATATGAAGACTTTGATATTTACAAAACTATTCGTCGTGATAATAATGAAGATGCTTTGAAACTTGAAGGTGATCTTAAAAAGGAACTACAACATTTCAATATTCGTCGTGAATGGTTTAATGTAAATAAAGATGTTATAGATAAATTAATTGAAGAATATGATATTTAATTTTTTTATATTTATATAATATAAATGAGTTTTAAACAAAAAGAACTTACAAATGAAAATATTAGTAAAATAAAAAATAATTTGGTTAATAATGAATGGTTTTTACAAGAGCAATTTAGCAATTATCCTACAAAAATTAAAAATCTAAGTATAAAAGCACGAAATATGAACGCTAATATTATAAAAGCATTTGATAAATATGAACAATCAATACATAAATTAAAAAGTGAAATAACGAAAGAAATGTGGAAAGAACCAAAAACAAAAAAAGAACCAAAAGCAAAAAAAGAACCAAAATATATGACTATTGAAATGGAATTAAAACATGATCTAAATAAACCAAATAAATATTTAGTCCAAAAATATTTAGGTTTACCATCAACTATTATAACTAATGAAAATGAACTTGATATTTTAAAAAAAAACTTTCGTAAGTTTGCTATTCAAAATCATCCTGATAAAATTATACATTTACCAAAAGAAGAACAAACTTTAAGAGTTGAATTATTAAAAAAAGTTGGTGATATAAGAGATAAGATTATTGAAAGTACACCACATCATTTGTTTGGTGGTGTTATTCATAAACATCATTATTTTCATAATATTTAAATAATCTAATTTATTATATATTAAATATATATAATGAACTTGGAAGATTACGAACGCATGTATTACTGCCCTTATTGTTATAAACCAAAGGTAAATGAATGGGGTGTAAATATACCTTATTGTTGGACTGTTGAATGTCGCAAAAAATACGATGACGCAGTTAAGGAAAAACAAGAATATGAAAAAATTAAAAATATTGTAAAACAAGTGTTGAAAAACGAGCATTTTGTTAATATTATTCAACCATCACATTACAAAACTTTAAATGGTGTTTTTAATGTTTAATTACACACTTTCATCTCTATTATCTGTTGATACTGATAATGGTGTTGGTGGTTCTATCATAGTTAATGTTGTTCTATTTGGTATTTTTATAAGTTCATCATCTATCTTATTTTTCAATAAATTACTCTTTTGTATCAGGTTATGATAATCACTATAAGTATTATCTAAAAAACCATGTGCGTCTGTATTTCTATTCTCTCTATTCAGGTTCAATATTCTATAAATATTTATTGCTAATGCGTAAAAATCCTTTGATAATGACAATTCTAATTCCATCAAATTATTTAATTGTAAGTAAAGTTCAATTGAACCAATTATACCAACCAATAAAGATATTAAACATGTTGTCACACTTACCGTTTGTTGGTTTAAATATTGTGTCAATCCTACTGACAATACTGAATTACAAGCAGAAAATATGATTACTGGGATACGGTAATATTTCAATTGATGTTTCAAATCTATGTATTTCTTTCTATGAACCTTTTGTAATATGACGCTATTATGTCTTACTGCCTCTAATATGTCCTCAATATCATTTGTCCAGTTATTTTGTGGATTACTCATATACAATATACTAATATTTTTTATTTTTTTTTGACTACTTGTTTTCAAAACGGGTAGTCTATGAAACGGGTAGGCAAACGGGTAGGCAAACGGGTAGGGTGCGTAATGAGAGACCAATAGAGTATATCTTGTATATCCAGTATTCTCTCAGTATATACCCCAGTATTTTTTTAGACTACCCGTTTACCTACCCGTTTACCCGTTTTTGAAGTAGTTTTTTATCCAACTAAATCCTACCGAGTTTTTTTTTGTAAAAGTTATAGTAAAAATATCATTTCTAAACGGGTAAACGGGTAGTTCTAAAGATATACTGAGATATATACTGGGATACTACTGGGAAATAGTTGGTTCTCTCAGTTGGTCGCTCATTTCGCACCCTACCCGTTTTGCCTACCCGTTTGCCTACCCGTTTACAAAAGTTTTTAAAACGGGTAGGTAGAATAAATAAACATTTAGTAAAAATCCTAATAAAGAAATCTTTATATAATGTATAAACATGGAAATCCAAAAAGATCCAAAAGAACAAAAGAAGATATACAATAAGACTTGCTATGAAAAACACAAAGTTAAGTATTGTGAGAATGAAAAGAAAAAATATTACATAAAACATTTAGGAAAAGAGAAGTTTGAAGAAATCCTTGAAAATCATGGAAAAGATTTAAACCGAGCATTACCATATCTAAAATTGGAAAAACACATAATTACAACCAATAATTTACAAAATTGAACAACAATAAATATTTAGGAATATCTCAATAAATATTTATTAATATATATTTAAGTTAAACTACTTAAAAATATAATCTTGATATATAGTATAAAATGTCTACTACTACGATGACTACTTTGAACTTTGATGACTTGGTATATTATACCGTGAATAAAATTACTACATCACTCAATAAGAAAGGTATTGAAAAGAAAGATTTTATGCCTCCTCGTGGATGGGAAAAAATAACAAAAGAAACTATGAAGGAATATGTAAGTAAAAAACATAAAGTAAGATGTGTTCTTACAGGTAAAATTAATGGTATTACAGTATATGATTTTGACAATATGGAAACTTATGAAAAAGTAATATCATTACATCCTGAATTAGAAAAATGTTTTAAAGTGAAAACACGCAAAGGATTTCATTTATATTTTAATTATCATGAAAAAGTTCCAACATCTACTGATGTATTCGCAAATTATAAAGGTGTTGATACTCGTAATGATGGTGGTATGGTATTTGCTCCTCCAACAACATATAATTTACTGGATAAAACAGAATGTAAATATGAGTATATTGGTGGTGAAATCATGGATGTTCCAGCATATTTTATTGATTATTTGAAAATTAACCAAACTCCTCCACCTATGCCTTTAAAAAAAATTGAAACTAAAAAAGTAATTGAAACCAAAAATGAACCAAAAACAAATGAAGATTTACAAAAAGACTATGAAAAAGTAAAACTTGGTATTGAGAATGGTTTATTAGATGATAAAACAGAACCTTATGATGACTGGTTAAAAGTGTCATTTTGTATTTTCAATTCATTTGGTAAAGATGGTTATGAATTATTTGAACTATTCAGTAAAAGAGCATCAAATTATGATGAGAATGAGAACAAAGATTTTTGGAATAAGATGAAACCAACAACGAAACCTTTAACAATTGGAACTCTGTTTATGTATATGAAACAAAAGGACGAAAAACTGTATAATGAACTATTCTGTAAAAAACAATATAAAGATGAAAAAGAAAAGGAATATGATGAGTTATTTTATAAAATTATTAGTGATCCAACTGATACAGAAATAGCAAAGTTATTCAATATCAAATACGGTTCTAATTTCGTCTGTGAAGATATTGATAAAAAGGTAATATTTCAATTTACAGATAATAATATATGGGAAAGAGTGGAAACAAACACAATAAGATTGATATTGTCTAATGAAATGTGTGAAGATGTAAAACAAAGACAAGAAATAACAGCAGAAAACATAAAAGACAAAGAAAAGAAAGACCAAGATAGTATATTGGGTAAATATCATCAACTTCTTAAAAAATTACAATCAACAGCAAATAAGAACAATATTTGTCGTGAAGTATTGGATTTAATCAAAAAGAGTGATTTTTCAAAAGACATGAATAAACAGACATTCTTATTACCAATCAAAGATAAGAAAATATTGAACTTAAAAACTATGGAAATCATGGAAAGAACAATAGAACATAAGTTTAGTTATGAGTGTAATTTCAGTATGATTGATTTAAAAGATGATGATGTTGAATACGCAAAAACATATTTTACCGAATTATTCAATAATAATGAAATCACAACACAAGCATTTTTAGATTTAATCAAGACAAGTCTTACAGGTATTCCTATGAGAAATATTAACTTCTTTTTAGGTTCAGGTTCAAATGGTAAATCTTTGTTATTTAAGATGTTGAAAAAAGGTTTGACAAGTGGAAGTATGGATACTATTAGTAAAGATGTGATATTGAAAAAGAAGAGCAACTCACATCTAAATACAGAATTAGAAAAGACTGATAAATGCCGTATTGGTGTATTTTCCGAATTATCAGAAGAAGACCAACTCAACGAAAAGACAATTAAGGAAATCACAGGAGATGATGGTATTGATTTGAGAACTATTTGTAAGACAAATACAACAATAGAACCAACAGCAACATTAAATATCATTACAAATGAGATGCCTGATTTTAAAAGTGCGAAAGCAATTAACAAGCGTATTGTGATGTTTCCTATGAATAATGTATTTCCAACAAATAACACCAAAAAAGATGAGATATTGAGTAAATTAGATGTATTATTTACATATCTATTGAAAAATGGTAAAATCATGGATGAATTGGTTTTGAGTGATGAAATGAAATATTTGAAAGAAGATGTGATTGAAAATAATGATAAAAATTATTTAAAAGAGTTTATTGATGAGAAGATTGTTAGAGAAGAAGGTAAAAAGATAAAACGAGATGATTTTATATATATGTATAAGGAGTTTTGTAGTAGAAACAAGTATAGAATTAAAGAAATAACAAATACCAAGTTTAGTAAAGACTTAAAAAAAATATATGGTATTGAAATTAATGATAATAAGAAATATCTAAATATTAGATGGAGAATTGAAAGTGATGATGTAGAAGATGTAGAAGAAGAAGAAGAATATGATGAATAAATAATAAATTAAAACTACTTAAAGAACAATATTAATTCTAATGAAAATTAATATTATTTAAATTAGTCTTTTTTGATATAGTTATTTAGAGCAGTATTTGAACTTGTCCCCATCATAGCAACATCATTTTCAAGTTCATTAATCTTATTAGAATATTTGGAAGAGAGGTATATGTTACGCAACATGGAAACCGATATTTTCTTACCGAAGATTTTATTTAATATTTTGGTAATCATATTTGGTTGTGTAAGGTTCTCTCCATAATAGTTGGATAATAAAAAAACTGGTTCTTTTCCTAAATCATTTTTATTTGGATAGAACTTTAAATAGGTAATAATAACATTCATTAAATTATCAGGAATATCAATAACAACCTGATTGTATGTACCCTTTGTCTTATAGTTATTGAATATGAACTTTTTATTTTTCAAGTCAATATAATTGTAATTATTATTCATCACAAACTTTTTTGATTTAGGCAAAACAACCATGAGTAAATAGTCAAGAATACGACGAGGTGGAATTAATACATAAAGTGATAATATAGTCCAATCAAGTAATAAATCATATTCTTTTTTGTCTAGTGATTTTTTTTTAAATAAAGTAGATGCTTTGTTAGTCAATTCAGTATATACTTTCATAACTTCATCTTGACTAATCCAATTTTCTAACTGTTGTTCAGTTTTATCAGTATGATTTTTTAAAGCATCATTACATTTAAGTAAAATATCGTAATATTGTTTGTATAATGGTTCTAATTCAGGAAAATGCTTTAATACAGAACAAATAGTAATAATATTATTTCTTTGTGTGGTTGGTTTATAATGTGATATTTTAGCAATAATTTCATTAATATTACCTAAAAATGCTAAATCATCAACAGGTTTATCATCATTTAGTCGTTTAAGATTGTTTAAATATAACTTAATAGTTGACGGTTGTAAGTTCTTGTTGTTTAAATGGTTTAGAATATTATCCATTTAATATATTATTAGATTATAATATTTCTAAAATAATCCATAAATAAATAATAAATAGATGAATTAAATAAAAAATAAATATCTATGTATATATCATAAAATATGAGACAACAACACAGAATAGCGGATATGCTTATACAAGCAGATAATAACATTTCTCACTATGGACAACCACACATGTTACCAAGACATGGAGGAAGATTTAATTTACAAGGTTATTCTAATCCTTATGATTATCCAAGTACATTAGGAGCTGGTCACTGTATGGAAGGAGGAGGAATGAGTGGAGGTATTAATTGGAAGGCAATCGGTAATCATCTTGTATCAGGATTAGGAAAGGCAACACAAGGATTAACCAAAATGGGATTATCTTATGCTGGAATGGGACGAAGTGGAGGAGCAAGAAGTGGAGGGAACATTTTTGGTAAACTTGGAAAAGTAGCAACAGGAGCATTACAAAAAGTAGCACCAAGACTTATTGAAGAAGGTATGAAATATGCTATGGGAGGAGCAAGACCACATATATCACATTTAACAGAACACGAATTACCATTATTATACCACTTAAAGAAAAATGAAATAAAAGCATTACATGGAGCAGGATTTTTTAGTGATCTTGGTAAAATAGCAACTGGTGTATTAGGACAAGTTGTAGATAAAGCAGGACCAAAATTAATTGATGCTGGATTAGAATATGCTTTAGGTTCAGGAAGAAGTGGAGGACGCAGAGGAAGACCAAGAAAGCACCACATGGTTCATCCACATCACATGTCACATCACATGGAAGGAGCAGGTTTTTGGGGAGATGTAGGAAAGGGATTAAAACAAGTAGGAAATGTATTTAAACCAATTGTTGGAGTAAATCCAGTAGAGGCATTTCAAGGAGGTTATGATTGGGGAGAGGAATTAGGAACAAAATTAGCAGGTGGAAAAAAACCAAGAGGAAGACCACGAAAGCATCACGCACACCACATGAAAGGAGCAGGTTTTTGGGGTGATCTTGGAAAAATCGCAACAGGTGTTGTAGGACAAGTTGTAGATAAAGCAGGACCAAAATTAATTGATGAAGGACTAAAATATGCTTTGGGTTCAGGAAGAAGTGGAGGAAGAGCAACCTTACCAGCATCAGGACGCTTACGAAATACCGCAAGAGGTGATATTGTTAGGGCAATCATGGAACAAAGAGGAGTAAACTTACCAACCGCATCAAGAATTGTAAAACAAGAAGGACTATATTAAAAAATGTAATAAAACTTGGATAAAAAAAAAATATATTATAATAATATATAATATGTCATTTAGTTCATTTTTAGCATCAGGATATAATCAAAGTGGAAACCAAGCACCAATAATTACACAAATACCAGCAATAACATTAGGACTTGGATCATCACCAACAACCCAAGTACCATTATTAACTAATCCAATAACTTTATCAAAAGGAACTTATTTAGTAACAGTAAGTACCAAAATTGGTGGTTTAGTTGGTGGAAGCACATTTACACAAATATCAATACAAATAAAACAAACTCTTGGGGAATTAGTTCAAACTTTTACAATTCAAGATCAATTATTTAATAGTGTTGGTGGAGGTGTTGGTTTCGCATCAGGAGTATTAGAACAAGTAAGCACAGCATCAACTATTATTACTGCTACTGATAATACAACTAATAACATCCAACCATACGCAATTGTAGATACTAACACTACAGGTACAGCATATACCATAAATAATGATACTACAAAGTTCTATATTACAATAATAAAATTAGCATAAGTTTTATAATAAAATATATCAATATATTATAAAATGCCGAAATTATTACGAAAAGCAGAATTACGAGATGACCCAAATGATCCAATAACAACAGCAAGAAACATAGCAAAAATATCATTACAACAAGGAGAACGACAAACAGAGGAAAAAATGGCGTTAGACGCAGAAGCGGGAACACCATTTCCATTAACATTTAGAGTACCCGAAGGTAGTAGATTACAAGTTGAAGATTTAACAGGTGTTGTAGGTGAATACAATAAAAAAGCATATATAATTGAAAGTTATTTAAACAAAATCACATTTTTAACAAATGATTTGTATTTAGTATCAAAACTAAAAAAATCAACAAGATTAACAGATATAAATAATTTAATAGATTTATTAGCACAAACCCAAGAAGAATTAGATGACGCAATAGCAGAAGAAGAACAGTATTTATATGTTGACGCAGAAGAAGGAGGTTTAACAGCAGAAGAAAGAGAAAAATTAAATGAAATAAGTGAAAAAATTGTATATTTAAATTATTATAAGAAAGACATAGCAGAACAAATAAAAGAAATGTCAAATAAAGAAACAGAAGGTGATCTTTTCCAAAATATAAGATTATCAACGCCTGAAATAATAAACGCATTTTCAAACATAAATATTGGTTTACTTGATTTAATAAGTTATTTTAATAGTAATTTTAAAAAGATATTCAATACACCAAAAATAAACGATACAGATAAATATGATATTATCAAAATTACACAAGAATTGATAAACAAAATAACTACTACTTTTTCATCTCAAAATACAGTAGCAGTAACAGGAAAAAGTGTATTTGAAACATTATTACAATTAGATAAAAACACATTCTCAAAATTATATGATCAAATAATAACCAATATTGATAAATTACAAAAAGAAATTAGAAATAGTCGTAAAACTATGGAAGAACCTACAACATTTTCATATTCCATGTTAAAAGGTGGAGCAAGAATATTACCATATACTTTTATTGAACACCCACAACATAGTGACCCATTTTTCCGTAATAACCCAAGAAGATATGAACTATAAAATACATATCTACCATAAAATATTATCACTATAATAACCTGCTGAACCCTCAATTACTCTGTCTTTATTGTGACGAATTTTATAAAGTCGTCTACGATTTTCAGCGTATTCCTTACCATATTGTTCCAAATAAGTTGGATAGTCTTTGTAAGGTTGTTGACCAATACTACACATGTATAAACCATATTTATTATATACATCTATTTTTTTTTTGGAATTATCACTTGGAACAATTAAAACACCTAATTTTTCTGCTTGTTTATAACTATATGGTTGGATTTGGTAAGTACTCATTAATATATTATATTTGGATATAATATATGGAAACATTACAAATTAGGACAAAAGACGACTATAACAATCAAGTTTTAGATAAAATAGATTTTATGAGCATATCACATAAACAGCGTATAATAGGTTCAGCATCTATTCGTAATATCCTTTATTCAAGTGATTATGATGTAAATGAAGAGGTTTTTGATCCTAAACAAACATCATCGCAATCTTTGGAATATATTTATGAAATGTTTTTGGATAAGTTCAAATATGCGTCTAAACGAGAAAACAGAACATATATAATGGATTTTAAATGCGGTATTGATGATAATGGAGAACCTTTAAGATGGGACTATGAAGATATGAAAAAAGGATATAAAAAAGTAAATGGACGACAATATGATTTTTATGATGCTTTAATGATGAAACCACCAAGCATGGTAAAAATAGATGTTGTAACTTTTCTAAATGGTAGATATTTGGAATTATCACAAATATATAAAATAAAGATTGGAAAAGAATTAAATTATAAAATAGAGAAAACGCAAGATATAATAAATAGATTAAATGAAGAAACAGTAAAATTGATAAAAGAAGGAAATTATTATAAAGCACTAAAACGAATATTTAGTAATAGAAAAATACACCAAAACCAAAAAATAGATAATAAGATTGAAAGGATAATAGACTTTTTAAATAGTGATGTTGGTATAGTTGGTAAAAGTAAGAGTGATTTAGATGTATTGATTGATTTATTGGAAAAATACCCAAAACAGATATACACAGATGATATTTACAGTAATTTACAAATAGTCAAACAATTCTTATCATCTATTACTAAATACAATATGCGACCTATTATTGAAAAAATAAATAGAACACAAAAACTATCAACATTAAAAGAAATACGAGATGAATTATTAAAATTAACAAATCAAGAAGCACTAATTTTTATGAAAAAAAACAGTCTAATATAAATATATTTTATAATTATATATATAATGGACAATTATAAAATACAGTCTGTCTTAATCAAGAAAAAGTATTTTACCCTTCATGAAGCGACTATGTGGGTTGTTGAACATGGTTATAAAGTCAAAAAAGTAGATGAAACAAAAAAGTATTATCGTTTTAGACAAATAACACCATCAACATTACGAAAAAATGGATATACCGATTTTAGAACAATCAAATTAGACCGTTCACATAGTTCTATTGAACTTATCATAGCATATAACCATCATATTACAGGACAACAATTAGCAGGAGGAGCATTAATAGGCGGTAAATTATCAGTTGAAAATATACAAGCATTATTGAAAGCATCTTATCAAGCAAACGCACCTGATGATGTAAATGGTTTTAGATTAGACCCTGAATTATCAAATGCCGATGTAAAAACATATTACAATCCATCAACTGGACAAGCAGTAGTAAGTCATAAAGGAACACAAGGGACGGCAGATTGGGGTAATAATTTGGTTTTTGGAGTTGGAGGTGAAAAAGCATATAAATTAACACCAAGATACCAAAATAGCGAAAGAATACAAAAACAGGCAGAGGCAAAATATGGATCAAAAAATGTATCAACAATTGGACACTCACAAGGAGGTTTATTAGCACAAATGGTAGGTAAAAACTCAAAAGAAATAATAACATATAATAAAGCATCATCTCCTTTTGGTTCATCAGCAACTCCAAGTAATCAATATGATATTAGAACAACTGGCGATGTTGTAAGTGGCGCTCAATTCTTAAATCCTAAAAATTGGTTTGGTTTTGCGTCAGGTAAAAAAGGAAATGAAATAACAATACCAAGTAAAGCAACTGGTGTAGAAGCACATGATTTAGAACAATTTAAATATTTGGATAGTAACCAAATGATAGGAGCAGGAAAATATAATAAGAACGATATTAGACCATCAATAAAACAAATACAACAAAGCAAACAACAACAAAATATAGGAGGTGCTATACCACTAAGAAAAGACCACTTAGGAAGACTAACTCTACATAAAGGTGTCAGTATGTTTGGTGTAGAAGGAATGTATGACAGCAATAACAATTATGTAAGACCACTAATGAAAGGAGAAGGAAGAAATAAAAAAATAATAATGTGTGGTGGTGCTATTGATGATAGAATACCATATAATAGAAACTCACAAGGATATGCCATAGGAGTAAATGGTAGAGCAATACCTAATTATGAGTTTCAAAAAAACCCACAAAATTATAGATTAGATAAAAGTATAAAAGTAGATCATATCCGTCTTACATAAAAAAAATCTAACTATATTTTATATTATGGAAAATCAAAAAGAAGAAGAACTCAAAAAATTAATAAATCACAAGAACCACATTATAGATCATTTAGTAAAAGAAAAGAATGATATGTATATAAAAATGAAACAATACGAGAAATTAGCAAAACAATATGAACGACAATTATGGGTGAACGCAAATACTTTTTAACATATCTAATAATATATATGAACCTGAAATATATATTATTTATAGCAGTTTATCGTGTGATAAAATCACAAAATACAACACAAATACCAACACCATATTACCAGCGATATTTAAGAACGCCAAAAATAAATATTACACGACAAATAGTAAAATCTAAAATATCTTTTCGTGGAATAATCTAATATAGATTATGAAATAATATAATAAATATTTAGATTATATTTAGATTTTTAATATTTTTATATGAAATCTAATGATGTTTAGTAATAATTTTAAAATTATTATCAAACCATATATAATCTAAAATGGATTATCATATAATCTAATTATTTATTTGATTATCATATAATCTATTTTTGGATTTTCATATAATCCATTAAAATATTAGATTTTTTAATGTTTAGTAATAATATAAATGAAAGACGAAACTTATTATTTTCATCAAACACCGAATGATTTAGCAAAAAAATTAATAGGTTTTGTTCCACTAATTCAAGGAGATAATGTTTTAGAACCATTCAAAGGTGAAGGATCATTTTATAATAATTTTCCTGATTTTGTCAATAAAGAATGGTGTGAGATTGAAGAAGGAAGAGATTTTAAAGATTACGATAAACCGATTGATTGGGTTATATCTAATCCACCTTTTAAACTGGAAACAGGCAAAAAACGAGAGAATAGTTTTTATTATTTAATTAATTACTATTTAGACAGAGTGAATAAAGGTATAGCATTTTTAGGTAATGATAGTTGTTTTTCAACATTAACACCAAAGAGATTGAAAGAAATGAATGATAAAGGATTTTATGTAAATAAGATTGTTGTTAGTAGCATAAAAAAATGGAGAGGCAGATATTTTTTTATAATCATATCAAAACAGAAAACAGAACTTTACAATTTTATTGAAGGAAACTTTTAACCAATAATTTTTAGATTTAGAATATATTTTTATAGTCATATATTATAAATAATGTTAAGTTCTACAACTGCTCAAACTGTTAATGACCCTGATATATTATATGTAAATATAAACTGTACCAATCTTGATAATATAGACCAAACACCGAAACCTTTAACATATACTGAAACACGAAGTAGTCCAATTTTGTATTATCCATCCAATTTTTACATGTCTATTGTAAAGTTTACTATTGATACACAAACTTTACCAGTTTATATTATGCCTATTCAACCTAACCAAAGTGATCCTAATTTATCTACATTACAAGTTGGATTTATTTATAATGGTGATATATCAAATCATTTATACACTACATCACAATATATACAATTTATACCGCAAATCAAAAATATACCTATTCCAAATGCCCCTAATATTAATAATCCACCAGTTCAAGACAATTCACAAGAATATTACAATATTTTAACTTATGAATATTTTATAGACCTTATTAATACTGCTCTTGCTACTGCTTATGCTGATATTAATACTCAAATTGTCGCATTAGGTTTAGGAGATACTACTTTATCAACAAATCCACCTATTATGACATGGAACGGTGCTACTTTATTAGCATCAATTAATTATGGTGGTAATGGTATTTTAGGTTCAACTATTGACCAACAACCAAAAATACAAATGAATAATGCTTTATATTCTCTATTTAGCAGTTTTAATGCTTCTATATCAGGTTTTTATAACAATCTTCTGAATGCTACTTTAATATGGAATAATCAGGGTTTAAGTTCTATGACCATTGAAGGTGGATATGTTATAAATCAAGAATATGACACTACTGCTAATATTAACCCAGTAACTGGTTTAGTATTTACAAGTAATAGTATTCCAATTGTTCCTGAGGCAATCAGTAAACCTTTATTATCATATAATAATACTCAACTTGCTAATTTTGGTTCAAATAATAATACAGCAAATATTATTACTGATTTTAGTAGTGATGCTCTTTATAAACCAAATGTATACTATGTCCCATCTGCTCAATATAGGTATACTCAATTAATCTCACAAAAACCATTTAACACTATTGATATTTCAGTATATTATAGAATTAAAACAGGTGAGTTAGTCCCTTTTAGATTAGCAAGTGGAGGTAATTTGACAATGAAAATGTTATTTCAAAAGAAAGATACAATAGGAGGTATTAAATAGTTTCATTTAGTCAAAATGTTCTAATCCTATAATTTTATTTTCTATAATAATATTATAAACTATGGCGGATATTAAAACTATTTTAGTCACCGAAAGTGCTATTGCTGATATTACAAGCGAGTTGGAGTTTATGGTTACTGATGGAGCAAGTCAAAAGACTTACCAAAGTTTCCAAGCAAATACTGCTTCTAATTCACAAATGAACTTCTCTATTCAAATACCTTCACAAGAGATTATTACTGTTCGTTCCCCAACTTTACAAACTGATTTATATTTAACACTTTCTATTACTAATAATACTGGTGGTGCTATAAATGCTTCTCAATTATTTCAATATGGATTAACTGATAGTTTCCAATCTTTTCCTTTAAACTCTTTATTCAATGTTTCTTCTGCTCAAATTAACAACACTTCTGTATCATGTAATATTAAACAAATTAAGGATCTTCTATTACGATTTTACGATATGCGTAAATTAGGTGCTTACCAATCTACTACACCATCAAAGATTGATAATATGTATGGAACTTATGCCGATGGTGTTGGTG